AGCAAAGCCACATCACGCGCCCGCTTCGGCCCTGATTCCTTCTCGGCCTGGTCCAGCAAGAGCCGATAACCTTGTAGGCCCGGCCCCCTGGTATCCCGATATGACTGTGACCGGACGTTCTCAACTTCAAGCCCCCAGGTCACAAGTCCCAGGGTACGCGCCACCTTAACCAAGGCCCGCAACGTAGATAATCGCCGGTTTACCGTAGCAGGGGAAAGGCCTCTGTCAATCAAGCTGGCTCGATAATCCAATGCTAAGGCATTGCCATTGCCATGATCTTTGAGAAGGATCTGAGCGGCCACCTCGATGTCGGCAGTGTTCAGGAAGGCCCGGAAGTCTTCAAGATCCTGCTCATAACCTTTGGCTGTAAGAGCATTACGGCCCCGAAGGAAGGAAGTCGTGAGATTTGATTTTCGGTGAGGTAGACGTATTACCTGAGCGTTCATATGCTTGGCTTCCTTGTCCTTCGCCCTCTTTTTTTGCGGTCTGGCGTCACTGAGCATTCCTCATGCTCGTCTACCAGAGAAAATTTCCGTTGCTATCAGATTTAGGCACTTTATTATCATAGAGACCTTCAGAATTTAGATTCTTGTGTACCAATTGGCGAAGCTTATTGATCGGCATGGTGAGCTTTTGAATGAAACTTCGATCTTGGACATCAGACCTGCACGTAACGACCAAATCATCATCAATGCGCCGAAGTGAAAAAATGTCCCCATTATTCCCTTCTGGCATAAAGATAATACAGGCTCCATATGGGACTATCAGGGCATTCTGACCGTTTTCCATTGGGATGGTTTTGAAAGCCTGCCCATCATTATCGGCCTTTGTTTCTGGTTGGGTAACGCTTCGCTTTGCTACTGCTGCTGACATATTAGTTCGTTTCCTTTCGCTGTGCTTTTGAGCGGGATATTTTGTTGAGTAAGCTTTGATTGTAGGTTGAATGCGCCCCTTGGTATGTCCTGCCAAGAGGTCTTTGGCTCTCCTTCCTGGCCTGCGGATCTGGTGCAGGGTCAGGGGTATTCATAACGATGTAATCCTGTTCATCTGCCATATCAGTACGCCCTTCGGGTCTTCATATGGGCAATTCTCCGAGGATCTCTGCCCCATTCAGCCGCCAAGCGTTGCTGCCTTGGTGTGAGATTTGGAGTGGTTGGAGTCCTGCGTTGCTGTGGCTGTGGCTGGGTCCTTTGCTCTGCCGAAAGCGCCTTTCTTGCCTCAAACAGAGCGAGCTCATTGTAATCAGGATTGGACCGAAATTTTCTTACGAAAATTTCATTAGCCTTCTGGTAAAAAGGCGATGACTCATTAACCGCGTCCGGGTATTCTTTCAAAAGCCTCTGCCTATTCTGTTCCTGGATAGCCTCAGCGTGGTAGGTCTGCCGTGCTCTGGCATCAACCATGTTCATAAGCTCATCCATAGTTTGCGGTTCGCTCGTCGGTTGTACTGTAGGCTTATACGCTGATGACTGATAGGTTTGGGAACGATAAGCTGATTGTGGAGGGTCATCATAACCGATATCGTCTAGTTCATCGTCTGATGAATCCCTCTCGTCTTCATCATCTTCAAAATTATCATCTTCAAAATTATCATTTTCCAAGTCTATTACTCCTTAATCAAAGAAGATTTTGGTACCTGAAGGCTTAGGTGATGCGGGGCCAAACAGGCCGCCCGAAGCGAACATCCCACCGCTACCAGCTAGCGAATTCAAAAGCCCAAGAGGGTTCTGCTGCTGTAATGGCGTTATTTGTGTGGTCGTTTGATTATAAGGCCCGTTATACCTGCTCATCCCAATGGTTGATAAAAGCTGCTGAAGAGGAGCATTGAACCCCTGATTTAATCCGGCCATAGCTTGTATATTCTGCATTGGCATATTAAGCTTATTTTGAAGTTCTTGCCCTTTGGCCTGGTTGTATCCTTGGGCAATCTGCCTGTTTATACCTGCGTCAACATTAGCCTCCTGGCCGCGGGCAATGTCTGAATAGGGAATACCTCTGGCTATCGCGCTTTGCTGTGCCTGGCTCATGGATGATTGGCGTTGCTGATTAAGCAGATCAGTAAGCCCTTTTAAATAATTAGCCGTCTGCCCTTCGAGGAGAGAATTTTGCTCAGGGGTTCCCGCAAGGCCATAGTTCAAAAAACGGGAAAGCATGTTGCCTGTCTGTCCTGCAAATTGCTGGTTTTGCAGATATGGGTTGTAGCCGGTATTGAGAGCATTAAATAGTTGATTTTCTCCGGCTTTTTGTAGCTTTGTTGGTGCGGGAAGCGACGATTGGGTGGATGACGTGGATTTATTGGTGTTACTATCGAAAGATCCACCCAACCCTGATCCTATTCCCGATCCTAATGCGCCCCCTACAGGCCCCCCAAGGAAAAATCCTCCAAGCCCACCAGCGACCCCGCCTAAATCAGAAAAACTAAATCCCATAACACCTCCTAAAACAAAAAACGCCATACCAAGGTTTCTGAACCTCAATATGGCGTAAGATTAAATGGCCCCTTTTACAGAGCGTAACCTTAAATGGCCTTAATCAAATTATTCGACTTGTGAAGTAGTAATTTTCACAATCTTGGATTTATTGATAAATACTTCCAGGTCTTCGGGAGTTACCTGAAGATGCTTTCCAAATTGATAACCCGGCAGAAGCCCATCCTTGACAAGCTGTTTAACGTCCCTTCTGGTCAATGAAAGCTCTTGTGCTACTTCGTTTACTGAAAGAAATTGTGTTTTCATAATCATATCTTATCACCTTCCAGCAAAATCAACAATATACCTTGACAATATTGAAACTATTGACAAAAGATGTCCTCTTTCTCGTTTATTTTTATATACTTAGCAATCTGCTCTTCTGATATTTTAATGCTTCCACCGAATCGATAACTTCCGATAATACCCTTTTTAACGAATCTGTAGACTGTTTCCCTTGATAGTTCGAGCCGCCTGGCTGCGATATCGACGGTGAGGAATTTTTCTCTTTCCATTGCGACACTCCTCGAATTTTGTTTCAATTTCAACTTTGTTCAACTTTTGTCAGGATTTTTAGAGACAAGAGACTGACAAGGGTTGGTAAAACTTAACATTTAACATGAGTAAAACTACTCAAGAAAACTCAAGTTTTTCGGGCAATGCGAAGTCAATAAAATCAATCGTGATTATTGATAGTGCAATGGTTTTGAAATCAATAACTTGTATGTTTATTAAATATGATTTTCGGGTTAAAACCCATTACGTGACAAAACCTAACAAAACCTAATTCCGATCGCGCAATACAAATCTATTTTTATTTCAATCCCCGCACCTCCAGCCGATACGCCGCTTCATCTCGTATCCGTCTCCGTTCGATAATCTCAGCTTGTCTCTTTACTCTCTGTTCTGTAAGCCTTCTGTCAATTTCTTCCTTGATGAGCGGATTCTGTAGAAGTTCATAAGCCGTCTGTCTTGCTGATCGATGAGAATACCCGGCATCTCTGGCAGCACTAGCGCCAACCTGATTGATTAGGTAGTGTTCAATGAACCATCTCTGCTGCGCGGTTAGCTTTCGCTCTCTTGGCTTGCGTGGCTTCGCAGCTTTCGACTTTGGCCTGAAGGCCAGCTTGACTATTTCTATCTGACTGACTCCCCAGGAATCCAAGGATTCTTGAAACCGCTCGATAGGTATTTTTCCCTGAAAACATTCATTCCACCTTGCCACAACCGCGTTATGCAGATCCTTAATCATCTGTCGTTCTTCTACGGAGATACTCTCAGTAAGAGTATTGAAGATACTAATCACTTTGGAAATGTAATTGTTTACCAACTCGCCTATTATTGCCATGCTCTTTATCACCTGCCTTACATTTGCTTTACACAATGTCAGTAAAAGTAATGCCTTAAACTAGATTATAAGCACTTGACCTTATAATTACAAGAGTATTCATTCGGCCAAAAATGATTAAGTAACCATACCGCCGCTTCCCATTTGCAACCATCCAAAGCAGAGCGAACTATTACCCGTAAAAGCATTTCCTTTGCACTGGCGGGATCATGCTCGATCAGTTTCAAAAATTCATCTGGCTTCAATTCTTCCCTCCAAACATCCTGATGAAATCGTCCACCCGTATAACTGCAAGATACTGCTGCCGATCTGCTTTCAGGAAAAGCAAGTCATTCCCTTCCAGCCATCCATACACCTGCTTGAATCCATTCCCCCGACACTTGACCTCCGCTTTACGATCCCGGCCAGCATCAGTGATAATTAGATCCCCTGCCCAACATCAGCCCCACCGGAGAGTGGAACACGTTTACATTTGATTCCGGCATCAGTGAGGATGTTCCGCAGATTATTTTCTGTACGATAGCCTTTATCCCGTTGACTCTTTCCCATTGGTATCTCAATTCAAAAGCTGTGTCGGTGGCAACATCTCAGCGGCCAGCGTGATATTTTGGGCATACACTGTTCCGATTGAAGAGAATCCGGAGTTTGCCATGATATCACCAAATTCAGGGTTGAGCGGACACTGGACCATGATACTTTTTAACTTATTTTCAAAGGCATATTCCTTCAATCTCAACATTAATGACTTAAAAAGTCCTTTTTGCCGATATGATTTTGAAACATAGGCAAATCTGATGAACACTGCTGACAGCTCTTCGTTGCCATCGAAAACTATAGCGGCGATTGGACCGACATCCTCGTGCCTAATCCAGGCAACTCGATCTGAATTACCAAAAGGTAGACGATTAATCCCCACCCCTGACTTTAAAAATTCGTGATATCCTTCCATGATTAGAGAAAAAGCTTCTGACCCAGCAAAAGAAGACTGGGAGAGAAAACACTTTTTATAAAGTTCTAAATCTTCCATAGATTTACCTCAATTTAACCATTAATAATTTATTTTTCAATGAGTTATCAAGTTTATACTGTAAATTCCGTTAGGACGGGCTTTACACCTTGGTTTAATTTAACCCTACATTCTGCCATTGCCCGCCCTTCCTGGCTGACTGAGTGGCAAAAAAGCCGTCTATGGCATCGGCAGCGGCCCCCTTCGTCATACCCTCCGGGTTGATACCTAAGCGCCTGAGTAAATCAACCTGCTTATCTGTTGGAGGAACATTACGCCAAGGCGCATCTTTCCGAGCAAAAACCTTTCCAAATCGTCTTGCATAGTCCTCTATTATCCCTTGAGCATAGCCAAGATTTAACGCCGTTTGGTGAAATAACCGTGGTTGTTCATCCTTGCGATAGAGGATAGTCTTATATTTATCTCCATTGTCATCTGGCACTAATACACCCCATAGTCCTGGCTCAATAGGTAGCCTCCATTCATTCCCTGCCTGAATCCAGCGAAAGACCGAATTACCCAAAAGGTCAAACTCTTCTAAGCGCCCAATGTCCTTACGGATAGCGTTAGAGCCTCTTTTCGCTCGCTCGTCCTTCTCTATCTCATCAAGTAATGATTCACCCTTGGTCATTTCATCAACGCTTAATCCAAGGAGAGAGGGGAGAGCACATACATCATGAGCTTTATCTGTGAAATCGATAACGATACAGTCAGCTTTCCCCGGATACTTACGGGTCCCCCTGCCTACCATCTGAGTGTAAAGAGTGGCTGATTTAGTCGGCCTGGCCAATAGGATACATGAGATTGAAGGTTCGTCGTATCCTTCAGTGAGGATATTGCAGTTACAGAGCACTTGAATTTCTCCGGCAGGGAAGGCCCGTAAAATACTTTTTCGCTCATCATCAGGAGTTTTTCCGCTTATGGCCCTGGCCACAATGCCCTGAGTATTGAACACCACGGCCAAGTCGTGAGCATGTTGTATTCCGGCAGCAAAACAGACCGCTTTTTTTCCCATTGCATGTTCGATGTAGGATGCAACTACCTTCTCGTTACGTTCAGGAGTGTTAACCATAACGGATAATTCAGCCTCGACAAAATCACCCCTGCTGGTTTTAACTTTGACAAGATCCACCCCGGTATTAGTGCGATAACCACGAATATCTGACAGGTAGCCAGCTTTCACCATCGTCCGGATAGAGGATTCATAGACGATCTTTTGAAATACATTCCTCAATCCGAGCTTATCGAACCTCTTCGTGGTCGCTGTTACCCCCAGGAGTAACCTCTTCGGGTTATCGTCCATAAATCCAAGATAGCCTATGGTGTCGCGGTAGGTGCGACTTACTGAGTGGTGAGCCTCATCGATAATACAGAGGTCAAAATCCTGTCCTGCAACCTGTTTTAGGCGCTTTTCTCGGCATAGGGTTTGGTATGGACGCAATTACCACGTCCCTATCCTCAAAATCGTTCTCAGCGGCCTTTACTATGCCCGTCCTGGCTTCTGGCCAAACCATTTTTACTTTATCCTCAGCCTGGCGTAATAATTCATCCCTGTGGGCTATAATCAAAGTTTTAGCCTGTAATTCCCTGGCAAGAGAAGCGAATACCACGGTTTTGCCTGTTCCTGTTGGAAGCTGTACGAGTGGACGTGTAATTTTTCCCTTGCGCCATGCTTCAATAACTGCTGTTCTGGCGTCAGTTTGATAATCTCGAAGTGAAATACTTGATGTTTCCATTTCCTAACCTGTAGAATATAATGTTCTGTTTTCGTTTAATGGTCCCGGAAGGTGTTCGCAGCATCAACTGGGACCGTCCTATATTGATTTCTACTTGAAAAAATCCGGGTTAACCTCTTCATCTGTAGGCCCTGAATAGTCTTTAATGGTCGCCTGCGCTACTACCGCCGCAAGCATAGCCGGTATCTTATCAATCTCTTCCTGAGAGGCACCCTGCTTACGTGCAAGCTCCTGAAATTTCTCGATAGATTCTCTTGATTCGCCAGCCATCAGCATCTTTTCTATCTGTTCTAGTTTTCCATTTTTTTTGAAAGGAATAACATCTCCCATAAATTTTTTGTCCTTTCTTACAAAATCACCCTTGGTTCAAGTGAATACCACGCTTCCCACCGGACCACGCCCGCCGCATCCTTGGCGAAACGATGTTCCCGGCCAGCTTCTACGCGCTTCCACAAAGTCCAGGAGGTCAGGTCTACGGTGATTCCGTTAAGGTATTGCAGAGAGCTTGAAATAAGCTCGGCTTCCTGCTGCTGTGGTTCGGCAACCAGCCCGGATTCCGCAGGGGAGGAAATAAGGTCTGGTTCGTGTTCCTTCAGTGTGGTATGTTCCGGATTCTGGATATATTTACCTTCAATCCCGACCTCTAACCATTTTTTCAAGCTTACTCCCGCCTTCCACATCTCCCCAGGGTCTTTTCCTCTAATTGGAGGCATTCGTCTTGCCTGCTGGAAGTGTTTCGGCCACCATAACCACGCCTCTTTTGCTCCTGGATCATCGCCATCAAGAGCGATAAGGATAAGTTCAGCTCCGCGTAATAGTTCAGCCGTCACCTTATCCGGCCTGCTCTGAGCATTCCCCGGGGAAATGACCGTGGCCATATCGCCGATCTCCTGATGTAAAAGAAGTGCGTCAAGCTCTGACTCCACGATCACGAAAACCCGCCGATTATTCCCCAGGATCATAGGCCCCGTAGCTGATCCACTCACAATGCAGTATGGTGGCCCCTGTTCGGGATTAAACCGCCGTATTCTTGCCCTCCAAAGTGCTCCATCAGCATAATAGGGTATTACCACGCCCCCAGGCAGCCACAACTTTTTTGCTTTGCCATCTGGCTTAAATTCATCAGGTAGGCCCCAGGTCTTACGCTCGCGCCATGCGTCTTGAGGATTCCAGCCAAGATGAAATGACTTGATAGTTTTCTCAGATAGACCTCTTTCAGCTTTAAGCCATTCAAGGATATCTTTACCGCTATCACCCAATAGCTGACTTTTGCAGTAATCAACAAAAGCAGAACATTTCAGAATCCACTCATCAGCCGGGGAGATAATCTCCCTTGGTTCCCATAACGGCTTACTGACCGGCCTTTTTTCTGCATCCATCGGCCCAGGATCACGCCCCAAGAGGGAACACGCATCTTGATAAGACATATTCCGTATATCCCGTAAATACTGGATGCAGTCCCCGCCCTTTTCACAACCCCTGCACCACCACTTCCCCCCTTCGCCCTCTTCCGGCCACACCCTAAACCGATCACGCCCGCCGCACTTCGGACACCGCCCGGCATACTCGCCGCCGTGGGTTGAAGCCACCCGGTCAAGATGAATGCTATCTTGTAAAAGCAGGTCAAGAATGGTCATTATGTTTCGCGCTCCAAAATCTCCCAAAGAGAGAGAGGAAAACTTAAGTAACGTTTTCCCTCTCTCCTTTAGGAGAGGAAAACGTTACTTAAGTTTCTCCTTTGTTTTCAATAACATCTTTAGTATTTTACTTAAGTATACCATTACTTAAGTTTTTTTAGTGTTAAGTATATGATTTTAAAATATTAATACTTAAGTTCTATAGTCCGATTACCTAAGTTTTACTTAAGTACCTAAGACTTAAGTATGGTTAACATATTGATATTTAACTATAATACATTAATACAATATGTTAAGCATACTTAAGTTTAGGTACTATTACACCTAAGTTTTACCTAAGTACCTAACTTATTCTAACCTTAAGAATTACTTTTGGTTTCCCTTTGGTCGGCAACTTTATTTCATAGAGCAAACCATTTTCAAGAGCGTAATTAATAGCAGAAACTATGTCGTTTTTATGATTAATTGAAGGGAATGATTCTTTTATCCTATCAATAACATCCTTGCCTAACCCTCTTTTAAGCTGTAAATCTGCCCTGCTTATGTCTTCCGGCAATACAGTAAGCTCATTTATGAGTAATTCAGTAATTTGATTTACTCTATCGTGTAGTAAATTAACTGGCTTAAGTATCCCGCCTTCACCTCTTTTGAAGTATATTGAGCTTGGTAACTTGGCTGTATAATTGGCTTTGGTTATATCAACCTCCACATAATCACGATGGTTGACATCAAACTTATTGCCATCGCTTTCAGTCATCTCTTGCATAGAAATAGCTCCTCTACACCCATCGCGTATGGAAGATGCACCACGCCCTTTTGAGTCCTGCAAGCTCTTATTTTGACTGGCTGATTTTGGTTCGTGGTGGGCAAAAATTATACTTAACTTGTAGTCGAGTGCAAGCCGCTCAAGTGCCTGTATCCATGCCGTGCCATGAGCATTATCATTCTCATTCAATCCATATAGCCTGCTCATGGGGTCAAGTATTAATACTTCGCAACCAAGATTCTCTATGCTTTTCCGTAACCAATCATAATATTCTGTTGTAGTCGGGTTATTATTATCGCCTAATTTTAATAAAGGCCCGATCTTACCTACCGCCGTGTATACTGCTAAATTTTCAGCAAGTTCCTTTGAATGTAAAAGCCCTTGATCATCAGCTATAAGATGATCTCTCCTGTGTAATTCCCAATCTGGATCTTCGGCCCCCATGTAAAAAACCTTGTTCGTTCTCGTTGGTTTGAATGGCCCAAGGTTACGACCAGTAGCAAGACATGTGGCCAATTGGAGCAACAGAAATGTCTTGCTTGTTCCACCCGCAGCGAACACACCGTACACAATGTTTCTTAATATTGTTCCATCGAATAAAAAATCTTGTTTTGGTGGATCTATTTCAAGGTGTCTCTTGATACTTGCATCTTCCCATGTCAAAGGAGAAAGTATCTTAGGCGCTCCATTATTAACAAGCTTGGTTTCTTCTTCCCTAACCTTATCTCGCATCTCTTTTGTGTAGTCATCATCATTACTGTTCTCTGCCATCTGCCGACACCCGCCCTATTACTTCAAGCCAGAAAGTATTTTTTTATTTTCAGGTTTCTCCAGGTCGTTAGCGCAAAGCTCAAGTAAATAATTCCTGATTGTTTTTCCTTGTGCAGAAGTAACCGTTTTGAGCTGCTTATGTAATGTTTTTGGGCAAGGAATGGTTATTGTCATATAATTTTTATCTTCGATTGTCATTGCCTTGATTCCTTTCTTTTCTTTACGTTTTAACACAAATATGCTATAAATAAAAAAGGCTTGTAATAAGCCGAAGCGAAAAGCGATACCAGATAAAAAAATGGTGTCGTGTATGGTGAGGGTTTAAACCAGCGTCTCTTGTCGGGGAGTCTGATTTAAGCCCTTTTCGCTTTTTTGGCTACTTTCGTTTAACTGAACACAATATAACTTATTAAGATAAACAAGTCAATCTATCTTATTGATTAGAGTTACCGTTTTCAAAAATCAGTAACCTTAATTGAAGTGACCGTTTTCAAAAATCAGTAACCCCTAAACTCTTTCCAACCTTCTGTTTTTCTTAGCTCTTCTATGATTGTCTCTTTATTCAATACGGTCAATCTTTCATCTCTAAAAATGTATTGAATAATTTTTCCGAAAAAGAATCTGGCTCTCTGTTTGGCTTTTAGATGTTTATAGAGAGGATCTCTTTCCAGATATTCACGTTTGATGTAGGAAAATTCTTCATGGGATTGATTAAACCTTTCTAGTGCCGCATCCTGCCATTGCTTTGCTTTGACCCTGCCAGCGAAGCCGGTTTTTTGTATACCTCTATAAATTGTAGCGATCTCAGGAAATGCTTTAAGCATTAACTCCGTATGTTGGGGAGAAATTTTTTTTTGTGTGCGGCTTCTAAGGGTTTTTTGAGAGAACCAGTCAACCAGAAGTTTTTTTTCTTCTTCTGGAATCGCATTATTATGTCTAATTACTAATAAGTCCTCTTGGGGAAGGTTGTTAAGAAAATCTATTTCATGTAAAAATCTCATTAGCGCAATGACAAGTATTTCTCTTAAAATAGATTTTGTGTATTGAGGTATGTTTTCTTCAGGAAATTCTAGTATACCTCTTTCCCTTGCATCTTTTATTATTTTTTGCTCCCAATCCTTGATAGCTGTTAGAAGGGCAGTTCTTTTATCTTGAAATGGCAATTTTAATGCCTCTTCTATCCCAGATTTTTGCAGTTTTTTGTAGTGGCAATACAGAAATCCTCTTTTACCGTTAAGGGAGAAATTTAATACTTTTTTTACTGTTTTGATATCTTCTCTTGAGTTTTGGTCAACCGACTCTTGGATAAATTGTTGAATAAGGGAGTTTATATTTTGTTCAGAACAATCTGGTATCCAGTTTAGTAGATAGTTTATATATTCAACAAAGCTTTCTCGCAGTAGCAAATCTATTTCTGTTTCTGTATAGGGGAATTCAGTTATTTTTCTTGCCTCACCCCTTATTTTATTCTCGAAGGTTGTTACATTCATACCTCGCACCATTCCTCTTGCACCAAACAAAGATTATGCTGCCCAGCTCCACGGATGCAGAATAGGAGCCTTGTCAATGAGTTCATGACACTCATCTAGGGCAGCAAAGTATTCCATGTCAATAATTGAAATGTGCAACCTCAAATCTTAGTAAAACTTAGCAAAACTTAGCATCACGAATCTAATAAAATCTAACATTCAACTTGGTAAAGCTTGGTATTAAACCTCACAAAACATAACATTGAAACTTATCAAAACCTAGTGTTCTCGTGCAATATCCGAATCACTGCTTCCCAAACCAGCGCCTCCACCACGGACGGCTTAACCTTCCCACTTCGGCCCGCAGGTCCTCCAGTTCAATTTCTCTGGCCTTCAATTCTTCCTGCTGGTCAAGTACCACCTTTGCCTTTTGCTCGGCATCCTGCTTTACCTGTAGAAGCCTCTGCAACTCATTCCGAGCCTTGCTTATTGTCTCCCGCGCCTGGTCAAGCTCCGCGCTATTGGCATCAAGGGCAGACCGGACAGCCGCCAGGTCTTTGTCCTTCTCAATTAATGCCTGATCCTTTAATAATGACTTGTTAATGATCTCGGCATGAAGTGTTAGAAAGTCTTTGAAAATAGCTGGTAAATCAGCTTGTGAACCTTGATAATAACTTGTTAATGGTTGTTGATAATGATCACTTGAGGACGGTATATTTACCGGAAATTGTTGCCTTAAATGACTTGCGATATCTGTTGAGGATCGGTTATCCTTCGCCATGTCCACAATGATCTGTAAGACCTCAATAGCACCTTCCTTGTATCTCTTCCCCCTGCCATCTCCAACCGAAGGAAGAAAGTCGGCATACTGCCTGCAATAGTATCTGCAAGTCGATTCCGGTATATTAAGCCGCTTAGCTATGGTCAATACTGATAAAAGATCAGTCATTAACAATCCTTAACAAGGTATTAACAAAGCCCCCGGCCAGGATCACCCCGGCCAGGGGTCCATAATGGCAATGGAGAGAGCAAGGGCCTCCTCCCGTTAATTTAGATCGAATTGTCTCTCCATATCGCTGATAGCTGCGTTATTATCAGCCATCAGCCTTGCATCCTTCAAAGATAAATCAAGCCGTTGCAACCCATTATGGCCATCATTACCGACACCATGAAGACCACAAAGGAACACTTCGGCATGTCTGGCCAGGAGCAAAATATTTTGGAGCAAATCAGCATCATCTCTTGAAATCGTGATTGTAATCTGCTGGTTCATGGTTTTTCACCTATAGCCTTACGCTGGTCAAGCTTGATCACCCGGCAATTACCGGCAAACTTTCGCCGCTTGATTGTCTCCCGTCCAGCCAGAAGGAGACGCAACTGCAATTCAGCGTCTTCAAGGCAGATAAACGCCAGGGAAATGCTTTTCCTTAAGCTGTCCATTTGATCATTCGTATCACCAATATTAGTCATCTTGCACCCCGATAATGTCGAATTGCTGGAGGCGGCGGATAATCTTTTTCAAATTTTTTTAGCGCAACGGCCATCTCTTCAGGATCATTTGCAAAACATTCTCTTATTCCGTCATCGATACTAAGACGCTTCTGAATGTAAAGCGGATCACCTAAACAGACATTAATTTTTTCCTCGATTGGTAGTAGGCTGTTTTTGTCTGGCAGAGCCAAAGATGCCTTTATCGACTTCAAAATTTGTAAGGCAATTTGCAAATTTCGCAATTCGCCGATGGTAAATTCGAGCGTTACTTTTTGCTGATTCATTTACCTTCCCTCCCCTGGTCAGTAATTCGGGTCCTGACCGCCGTAAAGATTGCACTCTCTTCTCGTTCCAAATAATCGACTACCGCGGCCAAACTGCGCCGCATTTCTTTGAGATTTGATAGCTGCATTGCTTCTGATGTGGTTAACTCGTCAATGATGTCTTGATTACGAAAAGCTGGATGTTCCATTTACTTTCCCCTCGATCCTTTGAGGGAGGCATAATTTGTGCTACAATGCACGTAACCGTATAGCCGCCTCCTGTTTAAGGCTATGCGGCCAGGGGTCTATGATGGTTGAATCATCTATAGGCCCCGATTTTAATTTACATCTTCATGATTTACTCTTGCCTGTAAAGCTCGTTTCAACGAACCTTACACTTTTTTCCATCAACTACTTGCTTTCTCTTATCTTTTGGCACTTATTAAAGAGCCGTTCGCTTACAATCCCCTGATGATTGTTACTCTCAACTATCCCGCCGAATCTCACCTTTCCGGTATAAAAGGGATTATCGATCATATTCTTTATTCCCTGCCTGGACAATGGGCAGCCGCTAAGCTGTTGGATCTTTCCATAGCCTACTCCCTGAGAGCGAAGTCTGAAAACCTGTTCCACAACTTTTGCTTCCTCTGGCTGAATGTCAAAATCAAATTGGCTCCCCTCTATCCTCTGGTAGCCATAGGGCACCTTCCCGCCATTCCAGCCGCCTTTTTTGGCTGTAGATACCTTCCCGCTCATGGTACGCTCATTGATCCTCTTCCGCTCGAATTCGGCAAAGCTTCCGAGCATCTGAAGGAATAACCGGCCCTCTGCTGACTGCGTGTTAAAGTTTTCTGTTACACTTTGAAGGGCTATTTCCTTCGGATCAAGGGTATCATCGATAAAGATAAGAAGATCCTTAAGATTACGGGAAAGCCGATCCAGCTTGAAGGTGAGGAGCACGTCAACATGGTTCTCTCGGATGTAGGTAATCATTTCCTGAAAGCTGGCCCGGTCTGTAGATTTACCGGATTCCCCTCCGTCAATAAAGATTCGGTCAAGAGTCCAGCCCTGAGATATGGCATAGGCCTGGCCTCTGTCAAGCTGCGTATCGATAGAGGTATTGTCAACCTGTCCTTCGGATGATACACGCGCGTAGAATATTGCTCTCTTTGATTTGTTTGGTATGGTAGGATTTTTCATAATATCCTCTTTTCAGAGGAAGCCTTTTGTGGTAATCTTTGAATATCGCTATTGGTAGGCTACCCAGTTTGACCAATGGCGATTTATGGCCGATTCGGTGTTTGCGCATCGTACCGGCCTTTTTTATTTCTGTTTGGATAATTCAAGCATCTGCTTACTTATTTCCATAAGCATCTGCATCATGGTATCCATACGCCCGCCCAGGCTATCAATTCTCCCGCCCAGGTCATCAATTCGCTTACTGAGATAACGAAAATCTTCCTCTTGCTTATCTTTCAGCTCTGCTATATCTGATTCGATTTTCGATGTTCGCTCTTCTACAGCTTCATAGATAACTTCAAGGGTAACTCTTTTGGTTAGTTTAGTAGCAAGCTCTTTCATCTGGATGCTACCTTCAAATCTTCGTTTTCACCCCTGAGAAATTTGTCCAGCTCTGATTTCAGAAAGCGGTATTGCCTTCCAGCTTTAGTGGTCCTTATCCTCCCCTCATGAATTAATTTCAAAAGGGTCGGTTTGGTAAGCCGTAAATATTCCGTGGCTTCCTTTGTGGTCAAGACGTCTGGATATGTTGTCATTAAAATTACCTTTCTTGTTTTTTATTTGTCGCTGTTTTACTAATATCTGATTTATTTATACCGCCTTTTGCTATAAGCTGTCAAGCTCTTTTTTCATTACCTTACATTTTCCTGGATATTTTTCCAGACATATGGATACAATAGGACAAAAACATAAATCATCAAGAAAGGGTAATATCATGAAAAAAATCACAGTGTTATTGATTTGTTTAGTCTTGCTGATGTCTGCATGCGCAACAGCCAAGAGGATGAACAGTCTTTCTCTTGGTATGACTAAGCAAGAGGTTATCGCCATAATGGGAAATCCGATTAGTACAAGTGCAAACGAAGGGAAGGAGTATTATCGCTACTTTCTTTCCGAAAGGGGACTTGATGAAACAGGATATTTTGTCAGGTTCGTAAATGGCAAGGTCAATGCCTATGGTAAAATGGGTGATTTCGGAATAGCAAGTACGGCTGAATCAAGGTCGAAAATAGATATAGATTTAAAGCATCAAGATATGAATAAGATAAAATCTACAGAATAGTAAACTTAGTTTACTATTCAAATGAGTGGTAATTTTGACTATAGAGGTTTGGCAAAATATGGTTAACTCCTTGTGGTAAACTCTATTTTTGTTATCGCTGATGTTTTGGAGTGGAGTTTTGTCCAGGCGCGTATGGGGAACAAGAAACTTCCCACGGTGGGAAGTTTAGATTTTTCGTTTTGCCCAGTCAGGTAGTGGAGATAATGATTATCTTCGCTCCCCCAATTTGGGGAGCGAGTATTACCCAGGCAGGCGTGAGAGATCTTTTCGCCGGATTCAGTAAGGGAGAGGGCTTCTTCGCGGGCTTCCTCCGAGGAGGATGCTAAAAGGTAAAGCGCTGTTGGAGCGAAATCTAAATTACCAATATTTGGTAATTTGAAGCGTTGCGCTACCCTCATAAAATTACTGGCTGTTTGTTGTGACCAGTCAAGTTCAGTCTTTAGCCACGGCAACCAATTTCCATGCCCCAGCTTCTCTTTCACCTCAATCAACCTTTGCCCAATCTCAATAATCCCCTGTGCTGTCTGCTTGACAAATTTGTCAAGCAAAATTGATTCCCGAAAAATAGGGAGTGCTCTCCGCAATTTTGGGAAAAGTAAATCACCTGATTCGGCAAGGGAAAAGGCCCCTGAGCCGTCGAATAAGGCAGGGGAAAAGTAATTGGTAGGGATCGCCAAGAGGAGTAAAGGCAGATTTCCGGCCATCATAGAAGGAATAAGATTTATTAATGAGGATAGAGGCTATAAGCACGATCAAGCCAAATAACGTGGAAAATTGCCCGGTCACGATATCCAACCATAGGAGCCAAAGAACAAAAACGAAAGGCGATAATATTTACATCTTCAGTAATATGGCTTGGTATAGGTGCACGAATGGAATTTTTATCAATAATCTCATATCCTAATTTGTGGCGGTCAGATTGTTTAAGCTGCAACCAAGTGCATTGGCTTAGCTTGCGAATTGTATCAGCAAAAGCAGCCTTTTCATCTTTTGTACAATCTGAGATACAATAACCTTTGCATATATAGTGAAGGGAAAAAATCGGTGGCTGTTGTTCAGGAGAAATATTACTGGCCTCATGGGCTTTAATATTTTCCCCTTTTTGGAAAGGTCTCTTTTTGATTTTCATTGTAATTGAGTCTTAAAATACTCCCGCATAGCTTCATGGGTAATTTCCCCGGCAGTATCAGAAGCATCTTTCCAGGGAGGTTCCTCATGTGTCATATTACGCAGTTTCCAAGCTGAAAACTGCCCAAACACAGAATAAACTTCATCCATAAGTTTTCTGGTATTATCATCGTATTTTGAGAGATCTATATTATCAGGTTGTGGGATAGGCCCCGATCCATATTGCTTATACTCATGATATAAGTCAGGCACAACCGGCCCGTGAGTCCACGCTTCAATGGATTCTAAAAATAAAGGAATATCATACATAGCTAAATAGAAACCCTGCGCATAGTAGACAAGTTTCTGCAATTTAAGGTTTGATATTAAATCTCCCGCCTCTTCATCTACCAAACAAAGTAAATATTTTGCTACATCATGACAACTCAACATAATCACACCTCTCGCTTATTAGTTTTCGTGAAATAGCCTGCAAATTTAATACCAGTTTAATATCATGCGTAAAGTTAGTTGTTTTGATTATGTTTTATTATCTATTTATCCTAATAAAGTTAAAAAAATAGCTACTCTATTGTGCAATAAAATACAAATTATAAATTAAGTGCATAAATTTAAAACATTTTTGCTATATGAAATAATTTGCATACTAGCAGTATCTTTTATTATCATATCTTACTTTGTTATGAATAGCAATTTTTTTAATTAATCTTTTTATAAAAAATATAAAATAATTAGTAAACAGTATATTAAGATAAAAAACAAGTGAACCCGTTCCTTAGCTGGGGAGTGGTCCATTGCTCTGAATGTTTGCTCGTCTGAAGAGCATGTATAGCGAAATCAAAAACGACACAAACACACCTCCTTTCGATGGAAAAAGAAAGCCGATCACTTTACCCGTAAGTGCAATCTGCACTCAAGTGACCGGCCTTCGATACTTTACTTAGAAAATCGTTCACGAAAATAGAGATTATCGTGAACGGCCTATAAAGACGCACTCGCTGCGACCATACGAGCGATATTTCCGGCCACATCAAGCCGGTTATCATCGTAAATCATGACCGTGTTTACATCCTTATGCCTGCTGAATTTTACCACCGCCCGGACGTTCCCGCCGCTTACATTCAAAGCCTGAGTTATACTTGAATGCCTGATTTTGTGAGGAGTAACTTTGATCCCGGCAAGCTTCCCCAGGTTTTGGATAATAGCATAGATTCCACTCCCGGAAAGTCGGGAGTCTCCCTTTTTGGAAGTGTCAAAATTGGTGAACACCGGCCCAGGCATGGTCCCCCTTGCCTCTTCTATCCATCTTGACAAAGCCGCCCTTGTTTCGTTTGGTAAAGTTAAGGCCTCTCTTTGAGTCCTGCCCTTGCCCAGAATAGACAGGGTTCCCGCCGTAAGGTCAATGTCAACCATGTCCAGGGAAACCACCTCCCCGCGCCTTAACCCCAGGTCAAAGAGTAGATGCAGCAAAGCCACATCACGCGCCCGCTTCGGCCCTGATTCCTTCTCGGCCTGGTCCAGCAAGAGCCGATAACCTTGTAGGCCCGGCCCCCTGGTATCCCGATATGACTGTGACCGGACGT